TAGTCGAGCAAGGTAAAGATTTATGGAAGTTCCGAGACTTCAATGAAGCTTGTAACATATGGATATCAGCATGGAACTTTTTAGTTGAAGCCAGAAACGAATTAGACATTCTTCCTATTAAATATGAAAATTTCTTCGATAATCCTATAAACGCTAGAAAAGAGGTGTTTGATTTTCTTTGTGTAGAAGATCATGATGTTAGGAATTTTGTTGGTGATAAGTATGGTCCTCTAGATGCTTTAACTACTGAAGAATGGTCTAATGTCAATAAACTATTTCAACCTTTAATCCGTGATTGGGATACTATGAGTATGACAGAACTTCTAGATTCTCATGGGCCATTCACTCAAGATATGGCGACTGAAAGATTAAAATCATGAAGAGTAAATTGGATTTAGTATCTGAAGATTTACATTTCCCTTGGTTTGATCCTACTATTCATAGTTGGTTTAAGAATAAATGGGATGAACCAGAATCAGAAGATAGTAAATCTTTAGGCATAGATATTAAAAATGAATTTGATAAACTATATGAACATAAGCATTCTGTATATAACTTATTAGATACTTCTCCATATACAAATTTGATGCCGCTTCTTCAGAGGTTATATAATCAAGGTGTTCCAGAGAATATGGTTAACCGATTATATAAAGAAATACATACTGAATTATGTACAACAGCTACAATCAGCCAATATTCAATATTGAGTAGTAATAGCCCAAAATGGTATGATGATTTTTATGAGAATGGATGTATTCAATTAAAAATAAAAGAAGAGGATGTTTCTCTTGTTCTTCGCCATATAACATTAGATATAGAAGAACTCATAAAGCAGGGTAACGTATGGCAAGGTATGGGGTATGATAATGAACAACGTTATGTGAGGAATGTCGATAGGGAACTTTATATTGATTTAGATGATATATTTCAGAAATATGGTATACTAGATGCAGCAAAAGAATATTTTAATTATTCGATGATTTTAGAAGGTGTTACATTACACGTATGCAAACATGATGATCAACATTGGCAAATGACGATGGCTGATCAAACTCCTACACCATATGAAAATTTACATTTTGATCCAAAGAATGGTATGCTTAAATGTATCTTCTATCTTAACGAAGTCACAAATGATAATGGTCCATTCTCATATATAGAAGGTAGTCATAAATGGAATGATGATCCATTTAATCGTGTGATTGCTAAATCAGTTAGTGTTTCTAATTATCTAGAAAATAATGAGAAAAGAAATCAGTTTCTTAAATTACCAAGAACTATGCAGAAGTGTGCTAACATAGGTGCATTTTTACAAGACAATGTTAATGATATGTTTACTAAAGAAAAAAAATATACTTCTGATCAAGGTAATATGATGTTCTTTGATCCAGGCGGATTACATAGGGGCGGAATAGTTCATGACAAAGGTATGAGAGCCAATTTACAAATTATGTTTAGACTAGCACATAACGGACAAACAGTACCATTTATTTAAGGATATATTATGACAGATCGTGTTGAACAAATTTTAGAATTTCAAGCAAACGTAGCCGCGCAAACATATGATTTATTTACGCGAGTAGAAAAGCAAATGGCCGCTACACATTCGGTTCTTGTTCATCAAGAAGTCCGTAACATACTATCAGAACCACGATATAAAGAAGCTAGGAGAGTTGTGCAGTTTGGCTGGAAAGGTCAATCACAATTTGATGAAGATGGTATTCTAGAAGAAATTTTCAATCGTATTGGTATCAAACATCATAAAGCAGTTGAGATTGGTGCAGGAGATGGATTAGAAAATAATACTATCTATCTACTGCAACAAGGTTGGAACTGTGTGTGGGTAGAAGCTATGCCCGACAGAGTAGCATTTATCCGCGATAAGTTTAAAGACGCTGAAACATTATCTATTGTAGAAAAAACTGTACAACCAAACACAGTGAATGATCTAATTGATCATACAGACGAAATAGATTTGTGGACGCTTGATATTGATGGGAATGATTATTGGGTATTTGAAGCGTTTGATGCTAGTAAGAATACTCCTCGTGTTATTATGTTAGAGTATAACGCGAAGTTTAAACCGCCTATGGAATGGGCTAAAGGATATGATCCTGAACACAAGTTCGATAAGTCTGATTACATGGGTGCTAGTCTTCAATCGCTAACTAGACTAGCAGATGAAAAGGGATACGCACTGGTGGGCTGTGGTATCACTGGAGCCAATGCATATTACGTACGGAAAGACTTATTGGGTAATAGGCCTTCTAAACATCTGTTTAAAGAGCCATATACGGCTGTAAATCACTATGAGCCAGGTCGCTATTGGCTGGCTCGTGGATATTATTCTGGTATGCCACAGAATAGTTTTGGTAAGCATTTGATGAAAGCTGAATAATGAAACGATATAGAATATTAGTAACTCTACGCGACGGCGTTAAAGATACGCAGGGTGAAGCTATTACTAAAGCTGCAAATAGTATGCCATTTGTAAAAAATAAACTAATTGATGTTATTATGGGTAAAGTCCTGTATATCTCTTGTAAAGATGATTTAGATGTTAAAGCATTATGCGAAAAATTGCTTGCAAATACTGTGATTGAAAAATATGAAATAGTTGAAATATATACTTGACAAAAGGTCTATAACGTGTTACTTTTATTATGGAGGTTATATGAAACACACACTAGAAAAAGTTACACCAAAACACACACTAGAAAAAGTTACACCAAAACACACTACTGATTGGTATATTAAATGGGTAGCAAGTACATTCATTTTGATTGGTATACTTCTCACGTCTAATAATATTTTCCCGATAAATTTGATTTTTCACGTTACAGGATTATCTGGCTGGTTCGTTGTGGCTATGATGTGGAACGACAGGGCACTTATTGTAATAAATACAGCTAGTATTGTGCTTATAGTTAATGGTTTATTACGTCATTATTATTTGGGAGAATAGCTATGAAACTATCAAACAATTTTACACTATCTGAATTTACTAAATCACAAACTGCGGCACGTCAAGATATTGATAATACACCACGTGGTGAACATCTAGATGCCGCTGAGGAATTATTTAAAAATGTTGTACAGCCAGTTCGTGATGCTTTTGGTGTTACTGTTATTAACTCTGGTTATCGTAGCCCTGAGTTGAATGTTGCTGTTGGTGGTAGCAGTCGTAGCCAACATTGTAAAGGTGAAGCTGTTGATATAGAATGTCCTGGAACACCTAACGCTGAGATCGCTGAATGGATTGTTGATAATCTAGACTTTGATCAAATTATTCTAGAGTTTTATACTCCCGGTATACCAGACAGTGGTTGGGTTCACGTATCATACGTGTCAGAAGATGACAACCGCAAGTCTATCCTAACTGCACTTAAAGAAAATGGTAAAACAGTTTATAAGGAAGGCCTTATCGCATGACTATAAATTCGTCTACCGAGTTATTTTATGATGATGATAAAGATTATGATAAAAATTGGTATACGGGTAGAGAATGGGAACGTATTGTGGGTTGGGGAACAGTATCCGACGAATATAAGAAACCCAATAAACATGAAATTGGATATCAATACGATTTCTTTATTGACATTGAATAACTTTTATGATATAGTGTGAGAATGAAATTTTATACAAATGCGTACCGACGTGGTAACACGATTTACATCCGTGGTCATGATGATGGCCGCCGCTTCACTGATAAGATAAATTATCAACCTACGTTTTATATTCCAACTAAAGATGAATCAGAATATAAAACATTATCTGGACATAATGTCAAGCCATTTTCTCCAGGCAATATTAAAGATTGCCGAGACTTTGTAGACAGGTATAAAGATGCAGCGAATTATACAATTCATGGTTCAAATCTTTATCCATACACTTGTCTGAATGAGAATTATAGCAATGACTATGATAGAAAATATATCCGTGTAGCAAACATAGATATCGAAGTTGCATCAGAAGATGGCTTCCCTTATCCAGAACAAGCTAATCAACCTGTCACAGCCATCACAGTCAAGATGAATGGTGTTTCATATGTCCTTGGTGTAGGTGAATTCAGCACCACATCTCCTTCAGTTAAATATTTGAACTGTAAGACTGAAGACAGGCTTATTCTGAAGTTTATAGAACTATGGCGACATCTAGATGCTGATATTGTAACTGGTTGGAACGTCCAGTTCTTTGATATTCCATATCTGTATAACCGTATTTGCCATCTCTATGATGAAAAGATGGCTAATCAATTGTCTCCTTTAGGCTTTGTCATAGAACGTCACGTAACATCTCGATATGGTCAAGATCAACTTCAGTATGATCTTGCGGGTATGAGTATTCTTGATTACCTAGAACTCTATAAGAGATTCACATATACAAATCAAGAATCATATCGACTTGATCATATAGCTTCTGTTGAGATAGGTGAGAAGAAATTAGATTATTCTGAATTCTCTACACTTCACCAACTATACAAATTAGATTATCCTAAGTTTATAGAATACAATATCAAAGATGTTGACTTAGTTGAACGCATTGATGATAAGATGAAGCTGATAGACATGGCTCTTGCTATTGCTTATGATGCAAAAGTAAACTATACGGACACCTTCACTCAAGTCCGTATGTGGGATGTTCTGATTCATAACTACCTTCTAGATAAGAAGATTGTTATACCACCTAAAGCTAAGAACGAGAAAGAAGCTGCATATGTTGGTGCATATGTAAAAGATCCCCAAATTGGTATGCATAAATGGATAATGAGTTTCGATTTGAATAGTCTGTATCCTCATTTGATTATGCAATATAACATATCACCAGAGACTTTCATTGCCGAAAGACAAGCTACATCTATAGATGATATCATTGATCGTAATATTGATACACCTAAAGACCGTGTGATGGCAGCGAATGGTTATCATTTCAGTAGAGACAAGCAGGGGTTTCTACCAGAGATGATGCAGAAAATGTATGATGATCGTGTCATCTACAAGAAGAAAATGATTGAGTCTTCTAAGAAATATGAAAAGACTAAATCACAAGAAGATGCTAACGACATAAGCAAGTATCATAATCTACAGTTGGCAAAGAAAGTACAGTTGAATTCAGCTTATGGTGCGTTGGGTAATAAGTGGTTTAGATTCTTTGATGTTAGACAGGCTGAAGCTATTACATTATCTGGCCAGTTGTCTATTAAATGGATAGAAAGGCGAGTTAATGAATACCTCAATAAAATCCTGGATACAACAGAAGTGGATTTCGTCCTCGCCTCTGATACGGATTCGCTATACATATGTTTTGACAAATTTGTTGACAAAGGAATTAAAGAGGGAGCAATTCAGAAAGAAAGTGACGGTAGCGTACAAACGGAACGAGTGGTGGATTTTCTTGATAGATTGGCTGAGAAAGCAATGGAGCCTTTTATCAATAAGAGTTATAAAGAACTTGCTGAAATAATGAACGCATATGATCAGAAGATGATCATGGCAAGAGAAGTAATTGCAGATAAGGGTATCTGGACTGCGAAGAAGCGTTACATATTAAATGTGCATGATAGTGAAGGTGTTAGATACACAGAACCCAAGCTGAAGATGATGGGTATCGAAGCTGTCAAGTCAAGTACACCACAGATATGTCGCGCTAAGATCAAAGAGGCCCTACACATCATCATGAATGAGAGTGAACAGTCGGTGCAAAAATTCATCAAAGATTTTGAGAAAGAATTTTCAGAACAGCCATTTGAAGAAGTAGCGTTCCCTCGTGGTGTGTCTTCTCTAGTGCCAACGATAAGCAAGACTGGTAGAAATGTCGGTGTGCCTATCCATGTGCGCGGAAGTCTGATATATAACTCTCTAATAGATGAAAAAAAACTAAATAGAAAGTATGAATTGATCAAGAGTGGCGAGAAGATAAAATTCTGTTATCTCAAGCTACCAAATCCTGTTCGTAATAACGTTATATCTATAATTAATGTGTTACCTGAAGAGTTTGGTCTTGAAGATTACATCGATTATAGATTACAATTCAGCAAAACATTCCTAGATCCCATTCGTGCTATTCTTGATGCTGTGGGATGGAAGACAGAAAAACAAAACACGTTGGAGGCACTATGGCAGACGTAGAAACAGAATTCGATTTCGGCTTCACAGTTGTTGATGAAGATGAACTTGCAATCGTAACTGAACTACAAGAACAGAAAGAAAAAGTAGAACGAAAGGTAACATTATCAGTTACCGAGAAAGAAAAGCTTGACAATAAGATAAATGCGTTGTATAATATGTTTCAACCGTTGATGAACAACTTAGCAGGTAACCCAGAGAAAGAATATATTTTCTGGCCAAATCGTTTAGAAAAGATTGAAGAATTTCGTGACAAAATTGACGCTGTATATAAAGGATAGATAATGGCAAACTTTCTACATAATGTTATTGCTGGTATTGATAATACAAACGTAGCTTCAGATGGCAATCATGCTTCTGAATTTAGTGGTACAATCGATACTGGTTCTTATATATTGAATGCCGCTCTCTCTGGTAGTTTAGATGGCGGCGTACCGAATTCTAAAATTACGGTATTTGCTGGAGAGAGCGCGACAGGGAAGACCTTCTTTGTTCTCGGCGTGATGAATAAATTTCTAAAAGATAATCCTACTGGTGGTGTTATCTATTTTGATACTGAAGCGGCTGTAACTAAAGACATGATGAAATCTCGTGGTATTGATATTGATCGCGTTGTTATATCTGAACCTGATAGTATAGAAACATTTCGTACATCCGCTGTACAAATGTTAGAAAAGTATATTGACAGCGTTGAAGATAGGATGTCTAGAGTTAAAACAGAAACGCCACCCATGATGATGGTTCTTGATAGCCTTGGTATGTTATCCTCAATTAAAGAACTGACTGACGTTGCTGAAGGTAACGATAAGCGAGACATGACTAAATCACAACTGTTACGTGGAACGTTCCGTGTACTTGCACTGAAGCTTGCCAAAGCTAACGTACCGCTGCTGGTGACTAACCACACGTATCAAGTGATTGGTTCTTATGTTCCTATGAGCGAAATGTCTGGTGGGGCTGGTCTTAAATATGCAGCTTCATCCATTTGCTACTTAACAAAGAAAAAAGATAAGGATGGTAAGGATGTTGTGGGGAATATCATACGTGTTACTATGCATAAAAGTCGTTTTACGAAAGAAAATAAACAAGTGGAGGTCAAACTATCATACGACAAAGGTTTAGATAGATACTATGGACTACTTGACTTAGCCGAGAAATATGATATAATAAAGAAAGTATCCACTAGGTATGAATTGCCTGATGGTTCGAAAGTTTTTGGTAAAGCTATCAATGAAAATCCTGAGAAATACTTCACTGAGGATATTCTGCATCAATTAGAAATAGCTGCTAATGTTGAATATACATACGGCTTAGATGATCAATCAGAAAATAATGAAGAGGTAACAGATAGTGAAGATCGAAACGACGATACTGAAACACCTACTAAATGATGAAAATTACACTCGCCGCACTCTTCCATATTTAAAACCTGAATATTTCTCCGAAAGGTCTGACAAACTTGTATACGAATCGATAGACAAATTCGTTAACAAGTATAATAATATGCCCACGAGGGAAGCACTGATTCTTGAAATAGATTCAGAAAACAATATATCTGATATAGACTTCAATGCATGTAAAGATATTATTGGTGAACTTGTCGTAACTGAAGAAGAAAATCAAGACTGGCTTATCGAAACAACTGAAAAATTCTGCCAAGAAAAAGCCTTATATAATGCTATCATGGCTTCAATTGCTATTATCGATGCTAAAGATGAAAAGGGTAAAATACCAGAACTTCTAACAGACGCATTGTCTATATCATTTGATCCTAATATTGGCCATGATTTCATTGATGATTCTCAACAACGGTATGACTTCTATCATAAAGAAGAAGAACGCATACCATTTGATCTCGACTATATGAATAGAATTACCAAGAATGGCTTACCTAAGAAAACATTGAATATAATATTAGCAGGCACTGGTGTTGGTAAGTCTCTTGTGATGTGTCATATGGCTGCGGCAAATCTTATGGCGGGTAAGAGTGTTCTGTATATCACACTAGAAATGGCTGAAGAACGTATTGCTGAACGTATTGATGCTAATCTGTTGAATGTGCCATTAGATGAGCTTGTTACCTTATCAAAAGATATGTATGACAAGAAGATCCAGAAAGTTGAGAATAAGACTCAGGGTAAACTAATCGTCAAAGAATATCCGACCGCTGTTGCTGGTA